CTGATATTCATTTAGTATAATAATCCTCTAACACATAGACACTTGGTCGATTGTTACATAACTCTGGTATATAAGCATGACGACTCTGGAGTTCTCTTAAAGTAGGAAAAGATTCAAAAAAATCCTCCATTCTCATAGTCGACTTCTTAGCCAAAGATTGCATAAATTTAAATTTCCCCGGATCAGTACGCCATTCCAAAAAAAGCTCACGAGGCGTCTTATCAGTCATAGTACAAGCTTGCGCATACAAGTTCTCTAGCACATGGTACATCAAGTCATTTGTACCCAATGTGTCCCAAGCTTGACCGATCAACTTCAGAATGTATCCGAATACCCCTTCTTCCTCGGTAACTGTACATGCTCGTACTAAAGGCTCAAGATAAAACTTATACGGAAGAACTGGTGCACTGTTCGGTATATTAAAATCAGTTGCTGGTATCCAGTATCGCTTCAAAAACTTAGGACCACGGTATGTCATTAATCCTGTAGCATGACTTACTCTAGAAAGAAACGAATCATACTCTTTAAAATCTCGAAGCTCCATACCTAAAAACTCTTGAAGAAATCGAGCGAACGCTTTAACATTAATAATATGTCGCAAAGACTTAGGACAACACCATACATGATCATCGCCATAAATAATAATAGCAATAAATCGCATCATCAAACACTGCTTAATAAAAGGAGCGTCTGACGGATGAGTATATCGAATATGCTCTATAAATAAGAAGAAAATTAATGCCATGATCCAAGAATCACCGTGAGAAGTTTCTTTTCCTCCTGAATACATGACACCTCTTATCAACCGCCAAAAAGTTCCCGGTTGAAGAGTAATCTTATTTACAACATGATATTGAAGTAACAAATAAAGTCTTTTTAAAAACGTTCTTTGAGAAGGGTTCATACCTTGCCAATCATAATATCGTGCTCCTGCTGACAAATACAAATAAAGCTGCCAATCTGTAATATGTTTATCCAACGATTTAACATCTCCATCTGCCCAAAAAATATCCGGATTATCAAAATTCAAAGCTACTGCCAATTGGTACCATCCTCCATACCATGGAGTAACACCTATGGTAATAAGGTCTCCTCTCTCAATTAGCATACGATATTTATGGATCAACTCAGAAATCAAAGTAAGAGATAACGAAGGAATAAAAAACTCTCGAACTTTATTCAAAGCCTCGGGAATACTAGCTAATGCTTTCTCAAACAAATACTTATGCTCAGCTTTTAGCTTAGTTACATTATAAGGTTGAAAAACGTAAGCTTTATCATTAGCCAATGACACCATAATGTGATGAACTTCTTTAATCGCAGCATGCATTAAAAATATTTTCTTTCCTGAATTGCATATGCGAAAAGTAACATCACCAATTTTTGTAGTTATAGCATCTATATTAGCTATGCCTCCTGATGTACCTAATTTCATACCTTCTATTAAATTTACTGGAGAATATTTCAATTTAAATTTTCCTATATACTGATCCGTACCTAATGCGGCTTCTAAATCCCTAAGTGCTGGTGTGACTAAATGACGAATCTTACTAAATCCAACTCTACTAGTAGTATCAAATGAAAACTCTCTAAGCAATGTTTCCAAACGCAAATGAGGAAACTCTGTCTTATTAGTAGAGTAGTAAAACTGAGGAAACTCTCCTCGTCCGGTTTCAATCTTCTCAGTTAAAATGGATTTAATAGATATGCGGTTGTAAGCCATCTTTTGCATACTACATATGCCTCCTTCACGAACATTCAACATACTAGTAGCTGAATAAAAATTATTTCCTCGATATCCCTGAACGAGATCATCGGCTAGCCCTGCAACCTTAGGAACAAATTCAGCTAACTGAACGTCACTATAAGTCAATGGATTAGTATGTTGAGAAATCTGTCCAAGAGGAATGGACGATTTAGGTGTATAATAATCTCGATACCATTGTGAATACAACTTCATACGACTCTCCTGAACAGTCAAAATTCGAGGAGAGCGGCCATAATCTCTTAATCGGTAATGGCATGATATATAGCTGTATACACTAGCATAAAGATCTTCTGGAGATTGGTTACATCGACACATTGCAGGTACTCGTATAGGGCGATGTAATTCGTCTTCTATCTCTGGGGCACTTCTAAAAGAAATTCCACATTGTTGCCCTTGATGAATAGGGCAAGGTATATCTATTTCTCTAATCATTCTTGCTGGTCTGCTCTTCTTTCTTCTATAGAACAGATAATCAGTAATACGACGTCTGGGTAATATTATTCTTTTAACAATAAACGTAAACAACGACAAAGGATCGTGAAACGGTCTGACAACAAGATTGATC